TGCTTGAAAATACCATTGATCCGAAACTGTCTGCCGCATTGCCCATGAGACGCACGTCCTTTCATCTTATATTGGCGGCTTTTTAGCGCCGCACAATGAAGCGAATTATAGGCATTCCAGCGCATTTTGTCAATAGCGACGGGCGTTGTTTTTATGTTGTTTTCGGAAAGAAATTTGTGTATTTTGGGGCATTGACAAGCCCGTGCGCCCGCCCTATAATACTTAATTGTAAATGTATCTCGAAAGGGGAGATGACGCATGCTCGGACGCTTCCTGTGCCAGACGTCGCCCGTGCGCGCGGTTGTCGCCCCGATGAAGGGCGGCTTTCCCGCCGAGCGCATCACTGCCGGTTGACCGGCTCGTTTTTCCGCCATGCGGAAGAGGGAGCCGGATTTTCTTGTATTTAGGCATGGGGAAGGAAAGGTTGGGAGCAGATGTATCAGACAGTCATTATTCTTGATTTCGGCGGCCAGTATAAGGAGCTGATTGCCCGCCGCGTGCGCGAGCTGGGCGTATACAGCGAGATTTGGCCCTGCGATACCCCGCTGGAAAAGATCCGCGCGGCCAATCCTATCGGCGTCATCTTTACCGGCGGCCCGGACAATGTGTACGCGCCCGACGCGCCCGCGTGTGATCGCGGCGTGTTTGAGCTGGGCGTGCCGGTGCTGGGCATCTGCTACGGCATGCAGTTTATGTGCCATTCTCTGGGCGGCCAGGTATCCCCCTGCGATAAGAGCGAATACGGCGTTGTAGATACCCGCCTGACGGGCGAAAGCCGCTTCTTTGGCGATCTGGACAAGGCGCAGCGCGTGCTGATGAGCCACACCGATTACGTTTCCGCCGCGCCCGAAGGCTTTGTCGTTACCGCCCAGACCAGCCTGTGCCCCGCCGCGGCCATGGAGTGCCCGCAGCGCAATCTTTACGCCGTGCAGTTCCATCCTGAAGTGGAAAACACGGTAAACGGCAAGCCCATGCTGCGCCGCTTCCTGTATGAAATCTGCGGCGCGACGGGCGATTATAACATGAACGATTATCTGGAGCGCGAAATGGAGGCCGTACGCGCCCAGGTGGGCGACAAGCGCGTGCTGCTGGGCCTGTCCGGCGGCGTGGATTCCTCCGTCTGCGCGGCGCTGCTCTCCCGCGCCATCCCCGGCCGCCTCACCTGCATCTACATTGATCACGGCTTCATGCGCAAAAACGAAACCGAGGAAGTGCGCGCCGCGTTTGCCGGCCGCGCGCTGGATCTGCGCATCATTGACGCCAGCGAACAGTTTTTGAAGGCTTTGGAGGGCGTAACCGACCCGGAGGAAAAGCGCAAGCGCATCGGCCGCGAGTTTGTGCGCGCCTTTGAAAAGGCCGCGCGCGACTGCGGCAATCCCTCCTTCCTGGCTCAGGGCACCATCTATCCCGACGTGGTAGAATCGGGCAGCAAAAACAAATCCGCCGTCATCAAGAGCCACCACAACGTGGGCGGTCTGCCCAAGGACATGAGCTTTGAAGGCGTGGTAGAGCCCCTGCGCGGCCTGTTCAAGGATGAGGTGCGCGCGCTGGGCCGCATGCTGGGCCTGCCCAAGACACTGGTAGAGCGCCAGCCTTTCCCCGGCCTGGCCATCCGCGTAATCGGCGAGGTAACGTGCGAGCGCCTGCACATCCTGCGCGAGGCCGACGCCATCGTGCGCGAGGAAATCCGCCGCAGCCGCGTCAAGGCCGATCAGTACTTCTGCGTGCTGACAAACGTGCGCTCTGTCGGCGTGATGGGCGACTTCCGTACCTATGACTACACCCTGGCCATCCGCGCCGTGCGTACCAACGACTTTATGACCTGCGAGTACGCCCGCCTGCCCCATACCCTGCTGAGCCGTATGTCCACCCGCATCACCAACGAGGTGCAGGGCGTGAACCGCGTGGTGTACGATATCACCGGCAAGCCCCCGGCAACGATTGAGTGGGAATAAGGTCTGGAATGCAGAAAAGCCTTTATTTTCAATGGTTTTACGTGGAACCGTGAGAACAATGGCATTAAAATGGCATTAGTTTTCCCGTAAACGAAAAAATAGCCCCTGCCGGTTGAGGCAGGGGCTATTATTCCTTTTGGGCGCTCGCTTACGCGGGCGTTCCGCTCTTTGTGGTGATGTAGGTCGGGAAGCCTGCGGCCTTGAGCTTGGCCGCGCAGGCGGTCGCGTTTGCTTTCTGGGCGAATGCGCCTACCTGCACCTTGTAGTAGCCGTCGCTCTGTACGAGGTAGGTGTCGAAGCCTGCGGCCTTGACCTTGTCCCTCTGGGTTTTGGCGTTGGCAAGGTTCTTGAATGCACCGGTCTGCACGCGGTAGAGCGTCTTGGCCTGCTCCTCCGGCTCCGGCTTGGCGGTGTCCGTCGCGCCGAGGCGCTTGTTGACCTCGGCGGCGATTTCTCCGTGCCTGCTGTAGAGGTAGGTGCCCGGGCAGCTCTTGTTCGCGTAGTCGCGGTGGACGGTCATGTTGCAGCCGTTGAGGTGGTTCATGCGCTCGTTCTTGTTCGTAGACCAGACGAGCTTTTTGATGCCGTTCCGCTTGCAGATGTCGGTCACGAGGTCGAGCATCGCGGCGTAGGCTTTCTCGGTAACGGCGTAGGGCTCTTTGTTGTCGCTGGCGACTTCGATTGTGATGGCCCTGTGGTCGTTCACTCCGCTCGAGGTACACCACGAGCGGTCGCCCTCGTCCACGCAGAGGCCGATGCTGCCGTCGTAGCCGACGACGTAGTTGCAGGACGCTTTCTTGCTTGTCGGCTGAAATACCTCGCAGCCGCGCTTTGCCGTTACCTGCGCAACGAAACAATGGATGGTGATGGTGTCGATTTTGTGATTACGCGGGCTGTTTTTGTTCGGGCTGATGAGGGTATAGTTCGCGAGAGGGCTGTTGCTCATTCCGGGGTGCTCCTTTCTACTTCTCCGCGTTTGTCGCGGGCTCTGCGATGCCTCCGATGGTTAGAAATCCGTTGTTGAGGTCGTAAACTGCTGCTTCAATGAGGGCGTCGAGCTTGCTCTCGTCCACGGTCATGCCGTGTTCACGGAGCCATTTGATGACGTACTCCTTCTTCTCCGCGCCTCGGCCGCTGCCGGTGTAAATCTGCTCGGCGGCCGTGACTGCGATGCGTACCCACGCATTGATTTGCTGCTGCTGGTTGGCCGTGGTCTTCCCTTTGATGTAGGGGATGACGAAAGCAGTGATGAGGGCCGCGATGAGGGCCGCTACAGCCTCGATGATGGGGGTGATGTCGTAAATAGTCATGGTGATTCCTCCTTTTCATTGGTCGGTGTGTATTTCATCGTCCGGCGCGGGCGGCTCGTCCAGAATGGGGTTGCCGTCCGCGTCGAGGTGATGCTTGTTCCTGCTCATCTTCTCGCCAAGGCTCTTTCCGGCGTAGGTGATGAGATAACCTATGCAGGCCGTGAAGACGGTCGTTGTGACGTCCGAGGCGGCGTCCTTCCCAAAGGCCGCCAGCGCGTAAGAGGATATAACGGCCGCAGTCGCTATGCAGGAGGCCCAGACAGCGAGCTTTTTCGAGAACTCCGTCTTTTTGGCCTTGCTTTTCCTGCGCCTGCGCTTCTTCCGGCGAAAGAGCCCCAAAAAGGTCTTCACACGGCCCGTCACTCCTCTCTGTGGTTGTGGTTCTCCTCGATGCGGTCGATGCGCTTATGGGCCTGCTTCGCGCTTGCCTCGACGGCGGTGAGGCGCTCAAGGAATTGCGTGTTTGTGTTCCTCTGTTCCCTCTGCTCTGCCTTGATGTCGTCGATGCCGCTCTTGATGTAGCCTATCTCCGTCAAGACGGTGCCGCTCTGCTTTCCCTCGTCTGAATCATCCTTCTTTCGGTTGCGCTTGTAGGTGGCGAGGCCGAAAACGATGGCGCAGACCGTGCCGAGAATGCCGAGGACGGTCGAAACTACTGCGAGTTCATTCATAGGGTTCCTCCTTTCTGCCTAACGGCTTTTTACGTAGAGGCAAAAGACGTAGCCGACGGCGATGTGCCCCTCTATAACTGCGGCGGCGTTGCACCATCCGGCCTCTCGCGGCATGGCTATCAAGAGGTCTCCCTTGTTGAGTGTGCCGATGCTGCTGTGCTCGGTGCTCCGGCCCGTCCTGATGTTGACGTCCTGTCCGGAACAGGTCGCCGGGTAGGCGCGGGTGGAGGCGGTGTCTGTTGCGTCTGCCTTTACGTATTTGGAGGAAATGAAGC